TGGTACGGTAAAACTTATGGACTTATCTGTCGAATCCGATTACGATATTCGTAGACAAGGAACGCTAATGGTAGCAAAATACGCTATGGGGCACGGAACTCTTAGACCTGAAGCGGCTGTAGGAATTAAAGAAGCGTAATAGTTTCTTTATACTATAACACAAAAACACTTAGAGAGGGCGTTGAAATATACGCCCTTTCTTACTTTAACTTCAAGATATGCCTAGTGGGTATCTTGATTAACTCGCTTAAAAAAGAAAGGAGTAACAATGACACTAGACTTAACACCGTTTAGAGCTTTCACAGTAGGCTTTGATAGCCTCTTTGATGAGCTTGATAGTTTTAAGACTGTTAGTTATCCACCATACAATATTGAAAAAATAAAAGATGGTGCATATAACATTTCAATGGCGGTTGCAGGGTTTTCAAAAGATGACCTGACAATCTCTGTTAAAGAAAATGTCTTAAAGATAAAAGGAAAAAAAGTAAAGAATGAGAAAGATTTTCTTTACAAAGGTATTGGTGAAAGGTCTTTTGAACAATCATTTAAACTTGCTGAATTTACGGAAGTAAAAGAAGTTAAGTTAGAAGATGGTGTTCTTAATGTTTCTTTGATTCAGGATTTACCTGAAGAGAAGAAAGAAAAGACTATCAAAAAATCTTAAACATAAGAGTCTAGGGGGGAGTCAAATCCCCTCTAGTTATTTTAATAATTAATAAAGAGGATATATGGATAAACTTAAACAAAAATGGCAAAGCCTTACTAATAAAAATAAGATTAGAGTTAGTGTGGCGGCAGTTATTATAGTTATCGTTTTGATTAGTATTATAAAATAATGGCAACACAAATTACCCCAACTACTGAACTTCAGGCGGTAAACCAAATGCTGTCGGTTATAGGAGAAGCTCCTGTTAATACAATTACAGGAACTACTACAACTGACGTATCTGTCGCTAAAAATATTTTAGATGAAACATCTATGACTGTTCAGTCTATGGGTTGGAATTTCAATACTCATTATGCTTATACACTAACAAAAGATATTGATAATAAAGTTCCCTTACCTTCTAATTGCGTCCAAGCTGACGCATCTGCACAATACCGATACTTAAATATAGTTATGCGTGATGGTTATTTATACGACATAACTAATTCTACAGACGTTTTCGGTACGTCATCAACCCTACCTACATGTGACTTAGTTCTAGTCCAACAATTTGAACAACTCCCCGAATATGCAAGACAATATATAACAACGAAATCCGCTAGACGTTTTGCGTCAAGATTTATTGGAGATAAAGAAATTGTTGAATTGGCAGGAAATGATGAACAAGAAGCACTTTCGGCTTTTCAACAAGCGGATAGTAGAAGTGCTGATGCAAATATTTTAGAAGGAGATTCTAATACTTATTCAATAATTAATAGAACTCAAAGGAGAACTTAATAATGGGTGGCGTTGTTTCACAATCTATACCTAATTTTCTAAATGGTATGTCTCAACAAACTCCATCTCAAAGAGGAATTAATCAAGGTCAAGACCAAGTTAATTTCCAAAATAATATTGTAGATGGATTATCAAAGAGACCACCTTTAGAATATGTCGCTACATTAGATTCAACTAATGTCTTTCCTAATACAACTAAAATATGGAATATTCAAAGAGATGAATCAAATCGTTACATTTGTGCGTTCTATGACAATGGAGTTAAAGTCTACGACTTGGCGGGTAATGAAAAAACTGTCACTTATCCTGATGGAAATACATATCTTAATACTACTAATCCTAAAGCTGATTTTCGTATGGTTAATATTGCTGATTACACCTTTGTTGTTAATAAGTCTATTACTCCCACTGCTGATAGTACAACATCTGCGGCAAAAATAGAGGAATTTCACGTTTACTGTAAAGCAACAAATTATGGTAGAGAATATAAAGTTGGGGTTAATCACCCTGATATTGTTACAGCAGGATTTGCTGAAGGATATGAAGTAATATTTCAAGTACCTACAGGACACGATGCTTCTACAGATAGTAAATATAGAGATACAACTAAAATAATAGATATACTTTTATATGGTACTGGAAGTGCACATTATAATGCTAGTGCTAATGGAATAGGATTTAAAACAATTAATAAAGCGACAGGTGCAAGTGTATCTACTACACAAGGATTAAATAATTATGCTCCAATCACTGCGGAATTTACTTTTGAACAACACAATTCAGTTATTTATGGTAAGCCTACTGATGGAAATGCAGGTTATACTGTAACAACTGGTGATGGTTCAGGTGATACAGCGATGTATGCTGTTAGAGATAAAGTACAAGATTTTACAAAATTACCCTATTATGGAAAAACAGGAACGATTGTTAAAATTACAGGTGATGAAGGAGATACTCTTTCTGATTACTATGTAGAATTTGAAGGAATAGGTGTATGGACTGAAACACTAGCTCCTGCTACAAGTTTAGGTTTGACAGATACTACAATGCCTCACGCATTGATAAATAATAATGATGGTACATTTACATTTCAAAAATTAGATTGGACAGATAGAAGTTGTGGAGATGCAACAGATACTAATACTAATCCTTCTTTTGTAGGTAAAACAATACAGAATTTAACTTTTTATAAAAACAGATTAGGAATTTTATCAGGAGAGAATTTAATTCTAGCTGAAAATGCTAGTTATTTTAATTTCTTTGCTACAACAGTTACACAAGTTTTAGATACTGACCCTATTGATATAGCGGCTTCAGGTACTCAAGTTAATACTTTGAAAAACTCTGTATCATTTAATGAAACATTATTATTATTTTCAGATACAGCTCAATATAAACTTGACCACGCAGGAGATACAATTAGTCCTACGACTGCTATCTTAAATGAAGTTTCAAGTTTTGAACACGATGATAATGTAACTCCAATAGGAGCAGGAAAGTTTGCATACTTTGCTCAAGCAAGAACAAACAATACAGCAATAAGAGAATACTATTCTGATGATGATACATTAACAAATGATGGTTTAGATATTTCAGTTTCAGTACAAACATTAATTCCAACTAATGCTTATCAAATTATAAGTAATACAGTTGAGGATTGTCTAGCAATTTTATGTTCTGATACAGCAGATGCACAGGTTGCACCTTATTCAGCAAGTTCAGATGTAACAGCAACTAATGCTGATACGATGTATATATATAAATATTTCTTTGATGGTGGTGAAAAAGTACAAACCGCTTGGTCTAAATGGGAATTTGCAGGTGTTAAAATACTTGGTGGATTTTCAATAGAAAGTAATATTTATTTATTTACGGCTGAAGGACAAACAACAAAATTATTTAAAGTAGATTTAAGAAATTTAAAAGATGCAACATTAGGTTTTGGTGTATATCTTGACAAGATGGTATCAGTAACAGGTACATATTCAAGTGGCACTGATTTAACAACTTTAACTTCTCCGTATGGAGCAAAAACAGGATTAATGGCAGTTGATAAAACTGATGGAACAGATTATGCTTTAACTTCTGCTTCAAATGCAACTTGCACAATAACAGTTTCAGATGCGGCAAATATTGCAGTAGGTAGTACCATAACAATTACAGATAACGCAGGTGTATCTACAACTATGACAGCTACTAATAGTGACCCTGCTCCAGCTTTAGAATTTTCAGTTGGTGGTTCAAGAACGAATGATGATGTAGCAGATAATATTGCTGTAGGAAGTGGTGGAGTTCTTGGTATTAATAATTTAGCAGGATATTCAGCTCCAAATCCTGCGGGTGGAACACCTGTTATTACAGTTACAAGAGCAGTGGCAGGAGATTCAAATTTAACTGTAACTTCTTCTGACCCTACACGATTAGCTGTTACAAATTTTGTTGCTCCTTCTTATACGTTAGTTGGTAATCATACTAGCTTATGGATAGGAACACCTTACGAATCTAAGTATACTTTATCTCAACAATATGTTAGAGAAAATACTGGTAGAGGACTTTTAGCAATAACTACAGGTCGTTATCAAATTAGAAATATAGCATTAACTTACGAAAACTCAGGATTCTTCACAGCAGAAGTTACACCTGAAAACAGAAGTACATCTACAACTGTAATGAACGGATATGTTCTTGGGACTTCAGGAAGCACTATTGGTGCTCCTGCATTACACTCAGGAACAATTAAAGTACCAATACAATGTAGAAATACCGATTTTACTTTTGACATTAAATCTAGTTCACACTTACCTATGTATGTAGCAAGTGCTGAAGTAGAAGGTTATTATCATAACCGAGCAAATAGGATATAATGGAAAAAGAAAACTATGTGCGTCCTGCGATATTAGCTGACGCATTACAATTAGCACCTAAAGTTAGGATAGCAGATAGAGAAGAGATAAGAGCATCAAATGGTTCATCGCCGTTGGAAGCTCTTGTTATACCTTTCACTTATAAAGAAGCTAGAAGCTATACAATTATAGGAACAGCTAAAGAAGGAGTTATAGGTATGTTTGGGGTTGCTCCTACAAAAGACCCTGAATATGGAATAGCTTGGTTATTATCAAGTGAAGATTTATTTAAACATACAAAACAATTTATAAAAGAATGTCCTTACTGGGTATCACAAATGAGTGAAGGATATACTTATATATACAACTGGGTGGATAGGCGAAATTGGAAGTCATTAAAATGGCTTCAATTTTTAGGCTTTGAAGCTAAAGAAGAAATTAAACAATATGGAGTGGGGAAATTGCCCTTCTTATTAATGATAAAGGAAACAAATAAATAAAAATGTGTGGAGTAGCGGAAGCCCAATTAGCGTTAGCAGTAGTAACAACTGTAGCTGATTTTCAAAATAAGAAAGCAGTTCACAAAAGAAATACAGCCGCTAATGAAGTTAGTATGCGAAATGCTGACCACGCATATTTATCTGATTTATCTAAAATTGATAATGAGTCTTCTCGTGCAGTTTCAGCAAAAGCAATAGCTGAATTAACAGCAAGACAAGAATTAGCTAAAAATCAAGCTACTGCTTTTAACTCAGGTTTTGGAAACTCACTTAGAGTAATGCAAGATATGAGTGGAAAACACGATTTAGGTTTCTCTGAAATAGCTTTTGATTTTGAAGCGGATATGTTAGCTTTACAAGGTTCAGAAGATGATGCTTACGCATCTATGCACAGAAACTACGCTAACATAAGACCATCTGACCCACCTAGTTTATTAGGTTCAGGCTTACAAATTGTTTCAGCAGGATTAGACTATGGTTCAAATGATAAAAGGAAATTTTTTAAAAAGAAAGAAAAATATAATGACTTACTTCATTAGGAAATAATTATGGCAACAAAATATAAATCACAAGTGACTAACAAGTGGATAGGCTCACGTTATAGAGGGCTGAATAGACACGTTGATGCTAGAACAACAGAAATGGGTCAAATTGTTTCTGCTTTAAGAAATGACCTTACTCCTGCTATGAATAATTGGGGAGATAAATATATTGAAAAGAAAGAAACTGCGGCAGGAGCTAAAATGGACGAGCTTTATGCTAAAGGTTGGACAACAAAAGATATTCACAAAGCTATTTTAAATGATAAAATTCCTGAATTAAGTAATCACTATGCTACATCTGTAGTAGATACACACTCAGGAAGATTTGAAGCGGCTAATACTATACGTCAAATTGAAGCAAATCTTGATTCTTATGATTATAAAGATGGAACAAAAACTATAGAAGAATTTTGGAAACAATATTTACCTAATTTTAATGAAGCTAGTACAGAATTTACAGTAGGATTTTCTGCTGTATTTAATGAATTTGCGGCTGATGCTAAAATTAAAGATGCTCATAATAGAGCTGAACACGCACATACAGTAAAAATTGATAAAGCTATTAAGTTTATGGATATTTCAACTATAGAAGAGATACAAAATGGAAATTATTTTAAAAAGTTAATGACACTTAATACTCAAATGCCTATAGAGGGCACAGGTAAAGCATACTTCTTTGATACTAATGAATTAAATGAAGAGATTGCTTTGGGTCACGTTAAATGGCTTATTGATACAGCTACAAGTGAAAAAGATTTAGATAAAGCTCTTATACTTTTAACAACAAAAAGAGGAAAAGGTAAGGGTGGTAATGAGTTAGGGTCTTTATCTAATACTTATTCTAAAGAAGCTCGTGAGCTTATCCTATCAATGAATAATAAACGAAGAGTTTTATCTACTGATAGAAGAAAAAAAGAAGATGATTTAGAAAAAGAAGATGTTTCAAATTTATTAGCTACACTTCTGACTGATGTAGATGAAGTTATTGCAGGAGAAACAAAAACAAGAAAAAGAACACACACTGAGAATTTAGAAATTTTGAAAAAATTATCTTCATATGGTAATCCATCTTATATAAATGCTTACGAAAAACTTACACATTTTCAGAATTATAAAGATACTTCTCCTGAAGTTTATAACAATTTAATTTCAGATATAAGTAAAGATAAATTTGAAACTATGGAAGATTTACTAGACTATATGGTAGAAGCAGACGTTAATCCTGACGATTGGAAAGGAGCTCTAGTTTATTATAATACATTTACTGCTGATGCAGAAAAAGGTAAATTACCAATTTTCCAAACTAATCAAACATATAAAGATTATAAGAAAATGAATCTTAATGCGGTTAAAGGTAATTATATGGAAAAAGTAGGTTCTATATTTATTGAAAAACCAAATTCTTATTTAGCTCAAGCTAATGCTGAGGCTTATATGAATGTAGAAATTTTAGCCTTTGAGAAAAGACACAAAGATGCAGGAACAGAACCTACATTTACAGAACGTAGTAAATTTATGAATGAACTTAGAACACTTCTAGTTGAATCATTTACTCCTGATAATGTCTCTCCTAATCTTGAGGCGTTCACAGTATATGAAGAAGAAATACAAAAAGAACTGGCAATAGAAGCTGAGAAACAGAAGACATATAGTGCAGTTGGAGTTAATGAAGCTGTTACATCTGCTTTACAAGTTATTGAAGATAACTCTGCGGCATTTAAACCATTAATGGCAACACTTAGAGAAGCCTTTGACCCTTCATTCGCAGGAATACCTTTTACGGGGGAAGATAGTGCGTGGGGTGAATCTGATGAAGAAAGTAAAATAAGATTTATTAATGAAAATTTACCAAAATATTTAGCAGACTCAGGTATATTTGATAATATATTTAATGTAGATATACTTAAAACTATTGAACAAAAAGATTTTGATAAATTGAAGAATGATATAGCTACTAATTTAACTACACAATTCGGTTATACAATAACAACTGATTTAGTAGACCAAATGATTCAATTAGTATTACAACCAAAGGAATAATAAATAATGGCTGAATTTAGCACTAAAATAGATGATGTCGGTTCATATACCGCAGGTACGCTAGGTTTAAATAAACCTGATAGTGGTTTAGCCGCTTTAGATGAAATACAAACAGAAAAATTTTATGACACTTTAAAATCTTATTATTCTTATAGAGAAGGTAGTAGTGTATTTCATTCTATGAGTAGTGCTGACCTATTAGATTATTTTTATAATGATAGGTCTTGGAGAAATATGAATACTGTATCTATGGGAATGGATATGTCTAATGTATTTGGAGAAGATGACCCTAAAAGATTAGAAGAGTTTGCTTATATTCAACAAACATATTCAGCTCTTCCTTC